ATTAGTCCGCCGCGTGCGGATTGGATGCGCGGAAAACCCATCCAACGTGCCGAAATTGATGATTTTCATGTTCATGGCCTCGACGTGGCTTTCGTCTGGCAATACGGAAAAGAGGCCGATTCCGACGTTATGCGCGGCCGCGACGGTGGGCTTGCCGATGCTCGCGCCGCCAAACAAAAACTTGACGAGCTCGGCTGCAGCAACCATCCCGTGTTTTTCGCCGTGGACTTTGCCATCACGCTCGAACAGTGGAACGTAACGGCGGTCGAATATTTTCGGGCCTGTTGCGAAATCCTGGGGCGCGAAAGAGTCGGGATCTATGGCCATTCCCGCGTAATCAGTTGGGCGGTCGAGGACGGCGTGATCGCCAACTTGGGCGGCGGAAAACACCTGGCGTGGCAGACAATCGCCTGGTCATGGGGCGAATTGTCTGATGAAGCAGTCCTGTTTCAGCGGGCTGGTCAGGTCACCGTCGGCGGTATCGAATGCGATGTTAATGACGTCTGGCACCACTACTGGGGCCAAAAACCCGTGTCCGAAGTTGCGCCACAGCCGCAGTCGCAGCCCGAGTCGTCCGGGCCGATCGTGGTGCGCTACGATGCCGACTTCACCGCGGACATGCCGGGCGTGGGTTACCGGTCGATCGACAGTATCCAGTCGATTTGCGTCCATACCGTGGAATGTCCGCCGGAACGGGACGGGATTGCTGTGGCCCAGTGGCAGACAAACCCCGCCAACGGGTCAAGCTATAACGTGCTCGCCGGCGCCGACGGCATTTTAATTTTGTGCAATACAGATGATTTTATGCCGTATGCCGCCGGCCCCACCGGTAATGCCCGTTGTCTCCACATCAGCCTCACCGGTTACGCGCGAATGAGCCGTGAGGATTGGCTTGACGACGATGCAAAGCTGCGGCGGACCGCTGAACAGATTGCCAGCTGGTCGCAACTGTACGATATTCCCCTGGAATTTATCGACGCCGACCGGCTGCGTGCTGGTGCCCGCGGCGTGCACGGGCATGCTGAAATCTCCGAGGCCTGGCGCGAAGTCAACCACACCGATCCCGGCCCCGGATTCCCCTACGACGTGGTGCTCGGCTACGCCCAGGAACTCCGTAACACCCGCCAACCCAATAACCCCACCCCAACACCCACCCCGGAAACCCCGGAGCAAGGAGAAGAACGGATCATGATTCGCTGGATTTTAGACCAACTTGTCGGCCCCGAATGGGACACCAAGGGGCCACGGTTCACCGGGTGGAAAGCCACGGAAGGCAAAACTTTTGTCGACTTCGTTGCCGGCAAGATTCGGCTGATCCCCGAAATTGCCCGGACGGTAGCGACCCTGCCAGAGCGGTTGGACCGGATCGAGAAGATGCTGACGGAGCTTCAGAAACAAAAATAGCTGCCGCGGTGGTGGGGGACCGGCGGCCCGAACTTGGCGGTGCGTCTGGTCGGCTCGGCGAGTGGCGGACGGTTCCGGTAGAGCATCGAAAAACAGTTCGTTTCTGCGGGTTTTGGAACCACCAAATCCATCACGAACAAAAATTCGAATTCCCGCGAATTCGGTGCCTGCATAACACCCACCATGTCTCACACACGTAAAACCCCACCGACTCGGCAAAACGCCTGGCAGTGGGGTTTCAAACGTGCCTCCAGCAGGATTCGAACCCGCGACCAAAAACCCCACCACCAGCAAAAACGCCACCACGAACCCTAGGCGCCACGACAATCCCACGACGCCTGCAAAACCCCATCCATAGCACGCGCAACCTCATCCAAATCACCATCAAAAAGATCCGCATAAACATCCAACGTCATCGCCGCCGACGCATGCCCCAACTGCCTTTGCACAACCTTCACACTCGCCCCAGACGCCACCATCAACCCCGCCGCCACATGCCGCAAACCATGCGGCGTCACCCACGGAAAATCCGCATCAGCACCCATAGCACGCTGCACCGCCCCATAAAACCACCCATCATAACCAGGCACCCGCATAAACCCACCATCCGACTCCCTAGGCCACAACAGCGCATCCCTAGCCTTCCCCTCCATCAACGGCACCAGCATCTGCATCACCCTACGCGGCACCGCCACCGTCCGCCGCTCATGATTCTTCGGCGTCCCCACATGCACCTCATACCCCACCGTCACAGCATTACGAGTAATACTAAGCCGACCCCTCGCTTCATTCACATCACACACTCGAAGCGCCACAGCCTCACCCCACCGCAAACCCGTCGTCGCCAACACCCACACAAGCTCCTGGTAACGGCTACACTGATCCACTAAAAACTGCACCTGGCTCGCCGTCAAATACACCTTCTTCGACTTAGCGCGCCGCGGTAACCGCACACCCCGCGCCGGGTTCGCTTTCAACAACCCGTCCAGCACCGCCAGGTCCAGCACTTGGGCCAGGCAGGCGTGGGCGTGCCGAACCGTGGCAGCCGCACGATCAATACCCGCCACCCATTCCTGCACATCACTAGGCCTCACCCCCATGATTGACACCTCACCCCACTTGGGTCGCACGTGCACCCGCCATGACTGCTCAGTCGTCCGCATAGTTGACGGCTTCAGGTGGGTTTGCATAGCAAGCCACCGATCCCCCAATTCACCCACCGTGATGGCTGTTTTCGTTGGCGCCACCCACTGCCCAGCATGGATATCCGTGGCGTTCTTAGCCGACCAAGCCTCCGCCTCCGCCTTAGTTCGGAACCCCTGCTTCGTGCGGCCCCGACCATCAGGCGACCGGTACTGCACCCGCCACGCATACCCCCTCGCTGTTTTGTATTTACGAATCGACGCCATCTTTGTTCCCCTCGCTCCTTGTTCCTGAAAACGGCCCCCACCAGGTCAGCAGGGGTCGCAAAAACTTACAGGCCAATTACAGGCCCAACATTGTCCACACTAGTGTCCACCAATCATCGCAGCTCACAACATGAAAACAGGGATAATTCGCCACATTAATGTCCGCCATCTTGTCCATTTAATACTCACTTAACGTCGCGTCCACCATCGCATTATCCTCATCAATAGGGGTCACTGTGCAAGTCCAATTCGTCCGCAATTTTGCGCCGAAAGCATTCTGGGCATCCACATGCCCGTGAATCATCCAATCCTTATGGTCAGCGCTCTGCACCGCAATGAAATCGAAAAGCCCCTCAAACTTCGCAGTAGACGGCGATTTTAACTGCTGCTTAATCCGATCATGGCACAAATAACGAGCCCGGTTATCACTCCACCCCATGATCCGATCAGGGTCATAAGGCTCACTACTCGGACTACTGTATTCCGGCGAAAGCGTCGAAATAACATTGCTATACGACGTTGGATAGGAGAGCGAGGTATCCTCCTCACTACTATTTAGTGTCCGACCCCAATCATTGCCTTGGCCCCAAAACGCAAGCCCACATAAAATAACACCAATAATGATTGCTAAATTACGCAGTGTAGAACCATTAATACCATCATTATTCTTGGTTTCATTACCGGTCTTAACGCTTTCCGCACCAACAGTTGGCTTTACCACTGCCGTATGCGCTACCGTGCCGGACGGTACCTTAGCCGGTTGAATCTTGCTTAGTGCTGCTGGTCGGGCATACGCAGAAGGAGCAGGCTTCGATGGCTTCGGCGGGGTAATGACTTTACCTTTCCTGTCCCCCTGATAAGCGTTAGGCACGCTATACGAAGACGCTTTAGGCACTAACTGTACGTTAGGCGGAATCGCCGTGTCAGTAGCAAGAAGATACAAATGCAGGTTAATGAACCCATACTCATCACGCCTGTACCTACCTTGAACGATAGCTGTTTTCCCACTAGCCGCAATCCGATTAATAAACGGCAAATACGTTGCCGTGCGACTTCGAGAAATATATCCAACGGTTTGCCCTCCGTACCGGATGCTAATGGCATTAGGATCATACGGATTATCAGGTTCCGGTACCACCTCGAATAACGTAGCGGTCTCAGGAACCCGAATATTTTCATAAAACTCGGTTCCAACAGCTTTCACAGTCGGACGCTGTGAAGCCTGAAGAAGTATGGGCTCCATGGTCGTCAGCTCACACCCACCTTCGCGGCTAGGGTTTCAATGCTTTGCGTGATACTCACAGGGTGTCCTTTGCAAATAGTGGAGATCAATGCTTGGGATAAGAGTCAGGGTCAGCTGAGGCTGAGGCCGCATGCGCTCACATGCCGGGTACGACCAACACGGTAAAGACGCTCCCAGGTGCGCAGCAGGTGCACGGTAACACCCAACTCGGCGGCCATGGCCACGGGCTCGGAATCGCATTCCCACGCAGCTTCTTCTACCAAGCCATCATCTAGCAGCTGGTTAGCGGCCCACTCGTCGGCTTCTCGCTCATTATCCGGTGTGGAGCAATCATGATTGTGATACGCATGGCCTAGTTCATGGGCAACAGCGCACACCCGAGTTATCGGGTCTAACCCATGCCTGGCATAGATCGTACGAGTCAGGGGATGCCAGCATGCATTCATGCGTGGGGTAAGCGCCCCTGTCTCGACAAGACGAACATCGAACCGATGCAATAAATGTTCCAGCCGTTGTTCAGTATCATTCATAATGGCTCCTCAAAAACTGATAATGAACTTAATCAAGTATGAAACAAAACCACACGAAAGGCAATAAATTTCGGCGAAAAAATATGTGTAATAAATCTCAAAAACAAGGAAACCAAGACATGATCGCGTATATCAAACTAAAACCCCCGATACTGCCTGCTCAGGCCTTGATTTTGGGCCCATGGCAAGCATGTCGAGGGTTTTCGAGTTGAACCCCAACTGTAGGTTGAACCCCAGCTGCGAAAAAGAATGGTTCAGCTCAATGGCAAGCATATCAGGGGGTTTGTGAGCTGAACCCCAGCTGCTTGAGTATTTAGATTCAGATTTCGAATCTTTTATGTGAAATGCTCCTCAATGGGGGGAGTTGCCTTCTGCGCGGCTACTCGCTCCACACCCGCATTAATCCGGGCAATAATCGCGTCATCATCAAAAACATCAGCAGCGCCAATCGGGGTTTTGCATTGGGTGCTGTGAATGTCGATTGGTTTATCTTCTTCCAACAGTCTTAGCCGCAGCAGAAGTTCTTCGGTCAGCTCGGCGTCGGTGGCTTCCTTAAGTGTCGTTCCGCCTGTATTGACTTCTCGAAGATCGGCTTCTTCGTCGGTTAGGAAACCTGCTGCTACTAGAGCTTCTAAAACATTTCGGTTGTAGTTACGGGCGAACTTCACAACGAAATCGGGATCTGCTCTGGCACCGTTTTTCCAGCGAGTAAAGGCAGATTTGTCAAAACCAGCCCTGTTAGCGGCTGCGCTATAAGTATCCTTTCCGATCACTTTTGTGACGTATTCCCACCATCTTGTTCCCATAAGAAAGATAGTAGTTGCGTAGATGCAAAGCAGCAAGCTGTTGGAGCAATCTACATATGGGTTGCGTAAGAACAACGCTCTATGTAGAGTTGTCCGTAAACAACCAAAGAGATGGGGTGAAACAACGTTATGGAAAAAGTCCACACCGTTCGAATCCGGCAGGACTGGCTTACGCGAGAATGCAACCGCCTCGGAGGAATGTCGTTTTTCGCCAAGAAAGTTGGTGTGACCACGAGCACTATTAGTCGGCATTTTCACGGTAGAGCCGAGGCCGGCCCTAGATTCATCGGTGCGGTTCTGGCTGCATATCCAGAAAAATTTGACAAGGTTTTTGACGTCACTGAAGAAGCTGTAACCGTACGTCGGGCACGAATGGTGAAACAGATCGTTACCAGGGAGAGCTACTGATGCTACCTGTTTCTGTTGCGCAGGCTCTTCTTGATTATGTGGCTTCGAGGCACGCCAAGTGGGGTTTGCTATTGGATGTGGAAGATGATTTTTCGGTTTTCTCTGCCCCCGAGAACGATAGCGTGACTGCTGATAGCAGGCTTATTGACATGGCGTGCGGGTGTTTGCTTCAGGCCTTCCGCCAGGTTGAGGTGCAGCTGGCCGAATCCGGGCAAGTGCTCGGCTTTAACAGCCCCAACGGGGTGGCCTTCGCACTCGGCGATAACGGTGAGGTGCATTGCGTCGTGGGGGCTGTTGTTTGTGATAGTAGCGGCCCCGACCCCAGTCTTATCGCTGAGCTTGATTCCCCATTCGTAGATCAGGTTATCAGTGCTAGCTTGCAGCGCTCTACCGCTGATGCGGTTCGCATCCTCTGCTATCTCGTTGGCGTGTTCTGCAGCCAGGTTAGCCCTTTCGGCAGCGTCCAAGCTTTCTCTGGCGGTTTCGTTAGCAATTTCAGCAAGACGGTTGGCGCGCTTCGCATCGTACTGGCTCAATACAGCAACACCCAGGCTGACCACGCTCCAAGTATAAACACCCGCGCCCCGTCGTAAAGCCCAGTAAAAAGCAAAAACCCCGCTTTGCAGCGGGGCGGAACAAGAAACGATAGAGAAAGTGTAACACGAATGCATTATTTATTCAAAGTGAAAGTGCCCGGCACCCCGAACACGATAGATGCAACCCTGATTGATGGGCGAATCTGGGTCGCATTATCGTCAGTGTGTAACAGCCTGGGCATCCATCAGCCCACGCAGCAGGACCGCCTAAAGCTCACATGTTGGGCGAAAATCGAACGGATCCCCCTGGTGACCGAACGCGGCCGGGAACAAACCATGTATGTAATCGACCGCCGCACTTTAACGATGTGGCTAGCCACTCTGGGTGTTTACCGCAACAAGGCCACCCGGAAAACCCTAGAAGCCTACCAGATGAACATCGATACCGTGCTGGACCGGCTCCAACAAGGCCTACGTGGGGAGAAAAACTACCCCACCGCACCACTAGCAGAGAAAGCGCAGTGAGCATGAGCCGCTGTAAAACCCCCGCATCTAAACGCCGCCGCCCGCGCCGGGAGGGGGAGTGGTTGACACTGCCGGAGGCCGCTGCATATACGAAGATCCACCGGCAAACGCTGCGGGTGCTGTTGTTGAGTGGGGAGATCCCCTATAGTCGGAAAACCGCCCGGCCGCGCTCCCCGTACCTGATCGAGCGTGACCATTTAGATAGTTATCTTGCCCGGGTGCGGGATGATTGCCGGGCTGCTGCTGGGGGAGGTGCCTAATGAGTGAACATGAAAATGCCCTGATATTGCTTGTTCAGACCTTGATTTTGGGGCCCATGACAAGCATATCAAGGGTTTTCGAGTTGAACCCCAGCCGGTATATCCCGCCTCAGGCCGCGGTAGGCGTCGTTAATGATCGTCGTGATATCCGTGTTCAAGTGTTGACAGCACCGGTAGAGAACCGGGACGGGTATATCCCGAATTCCCTTCAGATACCTGCCCAAAGTCACGTATTCGATACCGGTATCACGGGAGAGTTGGCGGACGGATTTTCCGTCGAATGCCGCAGCAGCCCTAATTGCTGCTCCAACAGCGGTGTTGAAGCCCTCGGCGGATTTGATTTCGCTTTCCTCCATATCAACAACTATAGCCGTACGGCGATAAAAGAAAGCTGGCGGGTAGCTAAGATACGGTTGACTATAGACCAAAAAGAATACTATTGTAGCCATATGGCATGTATAAGATTCATTTTGGGTAGTTTTTTAATCAGTAAACCTAACCAGAAAGGAAACAATAATGTCTACCACACCATATGGTGCTGACTCGTACTACGACCCATATGAAGAGCTGGACCGCAGGTTTGACTACCGGGTTTTGGATGATGAAACCCGGGCGCTGCGGATCGCTGTGGGCCGCCAGTTTAAGAATTTCGCCAGGAATCTAGAGGCGATGCTTGATGACAGCAGGGAGAAAAACCTGGCGTTGGAGCGTCTGGAGGAGGCGATGATGTGGGCAAACGCCTCGCTGGCCCGCGGTGCTGAGAACAGCTAGGCGAATGGTTGCCCTGGCCTGGTGGGCCGCCCCAAAGGGTGTGGGGGTTCGATTCCCCCGGAGGGCACTAGGCCCCAGCGTGGGGCGTGTTGTACAGCGAACTCGATAGTGGAAACACCTTAAGACGCCCTCCCTTGTGGGGGAGGGCTAAGTCTACCAGGGGCCTAAAACGGGCTCCTGTCAGGTTCATGCTCCGGTGAGGTAAAACCAGACCACTTACTGCTTGCTGCTTGTTGGTTTCGTGTTTGGTCAAGCTAATTGCCTGGTTTTACGCGGGTTCGACCCCCGCCATGAGCGCTACCCGCCTAACTAGCCGGGCGGGAACCCGGTGCCCCGTGGTCTTCCTCAGCCACGGGGCACCCCAAAAACAGAAATAAGGAGTAGCCAATGACGGAGCTCAACTACTTGGAAGAGGATGCTGCCCTGATCGTGGAGAACCTGCCGGAAGGGTTCGAAGCGACAGCCGAGGCGGCACCGCTTTTCCTGATCTACGCGGTGCTGATGCGTGCTAAAGGCATCTACACGACGCTGGAAGACGTCCACGATGCGTGGGCTGCGTGGCGCACCACCACCAACCCACAGCATGCCGACTTACTGCCCTTCGGCCAGCTTGATGCAGAAACCAGGTCGCTGGATCACCCGTTCCTCTACGCAATCCATGCGGCAGCCCACATCCGAAACAACCAAACCGAAAAGGAGTCATAATGAATCCCGTACTCGTCATCTCGATAGTGGCAATCGCTATCTCTCTCACCGCCCTGGGCGTTTCTCTCAGTGCCCACATGGCTGCCCGCGACTGCCGCAGGGTGACCGTGATGTTCATGACCACGGTGATGGAATACCTGGATGGGGATGGCCAGGTAGGGGTTTGCGTGAAAAAGATCACTGGTGCCGCTGCTGATGCTGATGGTGATAAAAAACCAAATGATCGGGTGGTAAAGCGTCTCCGAGATGACCACAACCGCTAACCCGCAACAGCAGCCGCTTACTCCCGACGGTATTCTTACTGCCCCGTGCCATCAGGTGCTCCTCCCTTTTTGGGATGGGCGCCTGTACATGGAGAAGGAAGAAATGATGCTGGCCCGCCATGAACAGGCGAAACAGCTTTGCGATCAGTGCCCGCTGCTAGAGGCATGCGGCCGCTACCTGGAGCGCATGGAAGAACAACGAATGCCCGTCGACGGGGTAGTAGCAGGCCGTTATTACACGCCGAAAAAACGCCGGCGGCGTAAAACGAAAAACCGGGAAAACACTTAGCTAGCCTGCATTTTTTAAAGCGAAATCCCCCGATATTGCTTGCTTGGGCCTTGTTTTTGGGTCTATGGCAAGCATATCAGGAGTTTTGCGAGTTGAACCCCAGCCCTTTTGATGGTCTCGTACGTACCGTGGCAAGCATATCAGGGGTTTTCGGAGTTGAACCCTAGCTGCCCCCATTAATAACAAAGTAAGGAACCCATATAGTATGGATAACAAAATCACACCGTTCTCGTTTAATGGTACGCAAGTACGAGTCGTCACCCGCTGCGGTGCCCCATGGTGGGTTGCCGCCGATGTAGCGAAAGCCTTGGGGTATCGAACCACTGGTGAGGTTACGAGGTTCGTGCGTGACCATCAAAAGGGTATCGAGATTCTCGATACCCTTGGTGGTAGCCAAAAATTCGCTGTCATTAGTGAACCCGGCTTGTATCTGGCAATTCTAAAATCTCATGCTGCCTTGGCCGAGAGGTTCCAGGATTGGGTGACCGAAGAGGTGCTGCCGGCGATTCGGTCGCATGGTGGTTATCTCACCCCGGAGGCGACAGCCCAAGCGCTGTCTGACCCGGATTTCATTATTCGTCTGGCTACGCAGTTGAAGGAGGAGCGGGCTCAGCGTTTGGCGTTGGAAACCCGGGTGGAAGAGGCTGCACCTAAGGTGCTTTTTGCTGATGCTGTGAGCGCATCAACCACCTCGATCCTGGTGGGGGATTTGGCGAAGATCCTCAAAGGCAACTGTATTGATATTGGCGCTAACCGGCTCTTCACCTGGCTACGAGCCCATGGGTTCCTTACCTCCCGCCGGGGCGCTGATTGGAACAGCCCCACGCAGAAAGCCATGGAATTAGGTCTCTTCGAGATCAAGGAAACCGTTATCACCCACGCTGATGGGCATATCACGGTCAATAAAACGCCGAAAGTCACGGGTAAAGGCCAACAATACTTCATCAGCCGTTTCCTTGATGGGCGATTCGATATCAATGACACGGGCGTCACAGTGACGAAACAAGGAGCATAAGAAATATGACCACGACGAACACTCCCACTTACGAATCTCGCCTAGCGCTACGGTCCCTCCGCAGGCATGCTGCAGGCAAAAAGACCGGTCGGGCTGGGTTACGGGCCATGGAGGCCCTCGGGTATGTCACCGAAGACGGCGTTATCACCCCGGCCGGCAACCAAGCCCTACACGGTGAAAAATAGGTGGCACCTATGATAAAGCACCCGGAAATCCGTGATGCCCTCTACGAAAATGAGAAAAACAAACTCCGGCTCGAAATGAAACGCGAACGCCTCCAGGCGGCTAACCGCTGCTGCGCGCTGGAAGCCACCGGCTATCACCCACACCAGCAAATACACATTTGCGCCAGGCGCAGCGGGCACCGCGGCGGCCACCACGACTACGACACCGGATTCCACTGGAAATGGAACAAAGAAGAAGGAACGAAATGACGGATCACCCCTCAATCCAGCAAATGCTAGACAGCCTGAAGTATCTCCGGGAGGAAACAACCCTCCTGGATGAGGAGGATGAAAAACACCTACGGGTGGTGTCCCGCTGGATAAATTTCCTGCTAGACGACACCGACTACCAAGAGATGCTAAACCAGCCTGAATTCCGAGATAAGCCCGACGACTGTGGGACGCTGGTGACGTTCCTCCCCGACATGCCAGGGGTCAGGGCGGGGGCGAAATACATTATTGGGATCAGCCATCAAGGAGCCGACGATATCACTATCACCATTAGTGACGACTGCCAGTATGGCACCTGCAAAATCACGCAGAAAAACCTCTACCAGCTAGCCCGAATGGCCCTAGTGATCCTCCTACAGACGGAAAACCTTAAAACCAGAGAACGGAACAAAAATGAACACCCCAGCAAATAGCCTAGCGCCGATGCTGGAGGCCATCGGTCGGCTCAAAAAATACGCCCCCGCAGAGCCCTTGGACCGCCAAGACATCAACACGATCATTGATACAATCGAGGCTCTGACCGACAGCCCAACCTACCAGCCAACAGACAGCGTAGGATACGGCAGGCTCGACGACGAAGGCTACGGGGACGGGCTCTTAGTGTTACAAAATGGCGCACTACAAGGGTTCGTGATGGTTGACCACTGCGGCCCTGACCACATCATCCTGAGGACGGAAACTAAGCGGGGCGCCCACCACATCACCCAGGATCAGCTCTACCGGCTAGCCGCCAGTGTCCTCACGGTACTAGCACACGTCGATTACCCCGACCAAAAATAAGTAGAACAAACTTTCCAATTATTGGATTGCTAGTCGGTTATCCGCCATGATTCCGCCACACTCCCGAAGTTGCTCTCGTGCCTCTAAAAGCAGCTTCGGTGGCACCCCGGCGCGCTCGGCTTCGGTAATCGCCCGGCTTAGGGCTTCGCTGGCGTTTAGGGCTTCGTTAGCGGCTGCTATGAACTTCTCGGTGGTGTCGGTAAGTTCCGATAGCTTATCCGTAACTCCTGCCAGGCTTTCGCTAGCGCTGGGGTCAATAGTGAAAGCTTCCACTGGAACGCCTAGCACTTCGGCTAGGGCAGTGGCTTCCCAGATTCGCGGTATGCGCTCCCCGGATTCGATACGCCGGAGATTGGTCATGTGCATTGTATGGCCGGCTCCTTCTAGCTGGCGACCTAGCTCCGCTAATGACCATCCGGCCCTCTTCCGGTAGTAGATGAGATTCTGACCAAAAATGCTACTTTTATCCACCATTTAACCCTATCATGAGCACAATGTGTGTTGACATAAGGGGCGGCATTACTTAATATTTGCCCTATACATGTTTAAACACATATCGTGCTTGAAATTCCCCATATCCCCACAGAAAAAATCACAAATAGAACATTTATCACCGTTGTTAGCAAAAGCTGGCAGCTGCCACCACCTAAAGGAGACCCATTATGGCGACGAAAACCGCCACTGCCCCCAAAGACGACCGTTTGTTTATCCGTATCACTCTCGATTTTTTCGATAGTGAAAAGGTGTTTCCGCTATCGCCGGGCGCCAAGCTAGCTTTCATTGAGATGATCGCTTGGTCGGCCCGTCAGCATACTGATGGGCGAATAAGGAAACGGCTAGCACGTGCTAGGTGGACGCCAGCCATTATCGAAGAGCTCTTAGACAGCGACCCTGAGCGCCCCCTACTGGCCGAGGGCGACACTGATTACTTCATCCATGACTATGCGGAGCACCAGCAGACCACCGCGGATATCGAGGCGGTGCGTGAAGCCCGGCGCGCAGCTGGGCGTAAAGGTGGGCTGGCTAAAGCCGCAGCTCAACAGGGTGTTTCTAGCAAAAAGGTAGCAAAAGCTAGCAAGCCGCTAGCAAAACCTGCCGAGAAAGAGAATGAGAAAGAGAACTATAAAAAGAAAGGGGAAAGAAAAGCCCGTGGTTCGGTAGCGGCCCCTGTTGCGCTTTGTCCCGTGCCCGACGCCCCCTCTCCCTCTTCTCAAATCGAAATTGGGTTGGTCCCCGATGGGGTGGCGCCTGCTGCCGCAGTCGGCCACTCTGCCGACTTGGAACCTCAAGAGCCGAAGCCGGTGGGTGCCCCGCGGCCGGTGGTGGTTGATCCCCAGTCTGCGGTAGAGCCCGCGCCCGCCCCGGTTCTTGAGGATCCGTGGGCTGGGCTGCCTGACCTCGCCGATCACCAGGCCACCCAGTCGTCCGACACAGATTGTGCTGATGGGCGGGTGCCGTCCTGCCTCAATCCCACCAGTGAGAAAACCGTAACCGCGAAGGATCAGGCTGTGGTTGCTGCTGTCCGGGCGTACCAGGTGATCGGCACCCCTGCGGAGTGGTCGAGTCCTGACGATCCGCGGTGCCGGAAACATGCTTATCTGCCGCGGGAGGAGGTGCCGCCGTGCCGTAACTGCATGCGGTCCCGGCAGTGGTTCGAGCAGCGCGCCGTAGCGGAAAAGCAGGCACATCTAGCAGCTATCCACGCCTGCCCCTTGTGCGATGAACGAGGCTTCGTGGAAGTCAAGGGCGCCGCGGGCAAAACGGTGGTGGCGCACTGTGACCATACTGGCGAGCTGCCGAAACCGAAAGCAGAGACCCAGCCCCGGCCGGTAGGGCGGGGCATGCCCGCACACTTACGCGAGAAGCTGGACGGCATCCTGGGGCGTCAAACTGCCCAAGAAACCGCCCCAGACGCCCCGCAGAAGCCCGAAACCCGGGGCGCCTACACCGGTACCCCAAACCATGATCCAAACCCGGCAGAAGAGCGCTCAGGCGAGCTGTTGACGGTAGGAGCTGCGTCATGAGCCGCGACCCATTCTTCGACGCGATCCGCGACCAGCTTTTACCAGACGCCACCGACACCGAAATCGAAAGTCTGTTTGGTCAGTATTTGGGTGCCCAGCCCGAGCCTGCATTCATCGCCCACATTGCTGGTGACCCCAAACCCCAAGGGTCTAAACGCTATGTGGGTGGCGGGCGAGTCATCGAGGACAACCCCGGCACCCGGGTGTGGCGGCAATCCGCACAACTCCAACTCGCCACCTACCGCAGCCGCCAACTGAAAGACCCCATCGACGAAGCGGTGCTGGTGCAAGCGGTTTTCTGCCTACCCCGCCCTAAAAGCGTCCGCAGCATGCTCCCCACGTCTAAATCCTCATACGACCTCGACAAACTATGCCGGGCGCTAGGGGACGCCTTAGAAGGGGCCGGTGTGCTCAAAAACGACTCCCGAATCACCACATGGCACGCCCGTAAACGCTACGCCGAAGCCGACAGCAACGGGCCAGCTATCACCGGCGTGTTCCTACGGATCTATAAGGAAAAACAATAATGTGTACGCTGTTAGACGAAAAAACCCGGCGCGCTAGGAAACCACACGAGTGCTATGCGTGCGGGGCGGTAATCAACCCTGGTGAGGAATACTGCTGGGAAAAATATGTAAACTGCGATGGCCTTTATGAACTGAAAAGCTGCTTAGCTTGCGATATGGCCTTCCCTGAAGTATGGAACTACGTGGGTGAATGGCGGTGCATATCTGACGAAGGCATCACCTTCGAGGACTATCTCGAATGGGCGACCGACCCCGACTACGATGACACCCCCGCCAAGCAAGCCTGGCGTCAGCGTGCCGGCTACACCAGAGAAGGGAAGCTCATTAAATGATCCTCGACGTTACCTGTGGTGCCAGGCTCATGTGGCATGATAAGCGCTATCCTGGTGTGATCTACGCCGACCAGCGAGCAGTACAACACCAGCTATCAGATGGCCGGGAAATCACCATCAGCCCAAACATTCGACTCGACTACCGCGCCCTACCCTTCCGCGACAACACATTCCACCTCATCAACCTAGACCCACCCCACCTCCAGCGCGCCGGGGCGACTGGGTGGATGTGCCAGAAGTATGGGGTTCTTATGACCACGTGGCGGGAAGACCTGCGCCAGTGCTTCGTTGAGTGTTTCCGGGTGCTTGCCCCAGGTGGCACGCTCACTCTCAAATGGAATCAAACCCACATCCCGCTACGGGAGGTATTGGAGCTAGCCCCATACCCGCCCTTGTATGGCACCCGCCACGGCAAAAACAACGCCACTAGCTTCACGGTTTTCCATAAGCCAATGGAAGCAGGAGTGCCGCTATGACTCCTAATTTCCAAGAGTTTTTCAGAGTTGAACCCCGGCTCTGGCAGACCGTGCTTGTCTACGCAGGCCAAGAAAAATAACCCCGCCATAAAATGGGACCAACCAGGCGACCTTAAGGAGCCATCATGAGCCTATCCGATCTTTACCCACCCATCCCAACGGAGCTAGACCCCTACCTAGGGCTGACCATCGACGCGGTGCCAGACAACCTGAAGGAGCACTTAAAAAGGGCAGCCGTTCATAGAGATATCATCTGGTAAGCCTGTTGTGCTGCTAGCCGATATCCAACCATCAAGGCAACGCTACCCTGTACTTGACCTGCAGATCGACTGTATCCGCTATGTAAACATTGCTGATTTGGCACTTGCCTTAGATAAGGAACTGCCAACTTTTTTAACCGGTGAATCGCTCTATCTAATCCAGAACCCGGGCGAATACATCGACGTCGAGGATGGTAAGCACCACATCATGGACACGATGGGGTGGCGGTTGCACCGCATCCCCCAGGAGGTTTGGCCCCACCTGAAGCTAATGGATCAGTGGCTTCTTGACCTGGACCGGCAAAAAGAAGTGCTGCTCGAAAGCTATATTGGGGGCGACTGTCGGGTAAAAGCCCCCAACCTTATGCCGTTTCCAGGGAGCCACTGGTGGACCCCCGCCCGGCGCTTAAAGGTGATTGATCGGTTTGCTAATTTCTAGCCGCACCATGCCAGTTCTCACTATCGGATGAATATGGTAAAGAACACATTCACATCGCCTTAAAAACCATACCCCCACTTGAAAAATACAGTGTGACGCTGTATAATAAAGAGTGTAAGCCAAACGGTTTACAGAAAACTCAATAGTGGAGGGGAGGTGACCCCAGATGACCGACAAGGTTAGCCTGGCTCTCTCGGCGATTGCCGTAGCCACCGGCATCCTGACCTACTTGCAAGGCAGGAAACCCGGAGGCAAGCATCGGAAGCGGAAACGCTACCGTCGCGGTAAGCGCCAACGGTAACCCCCGGGTGAGCTAACAGCAACTTAGCTCACCCGGGGGAGACCCCACCACCCTACCACGTGAATCCCCAGGAAGGAGGAAAGCCCATGAAAGCGCGACCCATGTACATCGTATCGGTAACCGCATTTACCGCGGCGATAATCACTGCGTTATATAACAAAAGTGTAAGCATTGCCACTGCTACGCTACTCGTTATTGCCGCTGTAATCCTCGGGTACATCACCTGTACTGGCCGCTGGCGCCGCTAACCAGCAACCCCACCAGCTTCGGCTAGTGGGGTTTTCAAGTTGAACCCCAGCTTCCATTAGAAAGACTCCACGATGATTGATATCACCCTTGCCAAAGACATCCCGCACCGAACAGCCATCACCGATGACGGAATAGAATACTGGACCGTCACGGCTATCACCCAGCACATCGGCGTCGCTAAGGCCACCTTCGCTAGCTATGTTGCCCGTGGCCAAGCCCCACAGCCCGTATTCCAGCTAGAGCGCACCCGCCTATGGGACTCTGCCGAAATCAAACGATGGCACGCCTCACGCCCCACAAAGTAACCACACCCCCGCCCTTCGCCTCCCAGGGTGCGGTGAATACCTCTAGTGGCCAAGCCTCAGCTTTACTATTGCCTCACGCATACCAGCTGGGGAACGGGAGGAAACCATGGGCGCCACCACTACCACCACCACCGAGGCAGGCCTACGCGCCACGCTACGTGGCCTACAGGGCCTCTGGATAGAACTAGAGTCTGCCAAGTACCCCACCCCCACCCGTATAACGAACCCCCAGGGGGGTAAGAAACCCGGGGCCCACCCCACTACACCAGGCGGGGCCGCCACCGCCCTAGATATCGACCTCACCCTTAGGCTCTTTGAAGTTGCCCGAGACATTGCCAACCATATCCAGCCAAGCCGTATTCTCACCTGCGACGCCCACCAACTCCTAGGCTTCCTCGCCTTCAATGCTGGACTCATCGTCACCCTGGACTTCGCCCCCGACATCCACGCCGAACTCCGCTACCTGGAGTCCAGACTCCTGGATTTCCTCCGCGCTGGGCAGCCCGTGGTGTGCGATGCCGGTGAGCCGTGGTTGACGTGGCGCACTATCATCCATGCTGCCCATGCTGAAGGGTATACGGTTAGCCGTGCGCTGCTACGCAAGTGGGCCGAGCGCGGACACGTTGATACTCGCTTAAGCGCTGATCGTATCGCATGCTATCGACTCGGTGAGGTGCTAGGTCGCCTGAAAAATATGCCTTTGCCTGCTGTCACAGCAGATGATATAATCGACGCGACGACGCAGCCTGCAGAAAAACCAGTGGAGGGTTTAGGGCTCGCGTCGCCCCGGGGCGTTTTGATGGCTCCTCACCCCGGATAGCTCGTGGGGCAGGGGATTGCCGCTCCACTCCTCCTACTTTCTGACCTTCAGGGAGGGAATCCATATGGCAGCATGGCGAAACGGCGCCCCTACCCACGTGAAAACTCATATCCGCAAGAAAATCCTTGCCCGCGACGGCTACACATGCCAACAATGCGGCAGCCCAGCCGCCGAAGTAGACCACATCGACAACACCCGCGGCCCCGGATACGATGCTCTTAGCAATCTCCAATCGCTCTGTGTTCTATGTCACAAGGCCAAAACGCAACGTGAAGCCCTGGCGGGGCGTGCCGCCCGGGTAGCGAGAGTGAAGCGACCCCCCACCCCCTCATTTTGTGACATTCCCCACACTAGCAGGTTTGATACCGACCGGGGGTAGGGGGGATACCCCCCTCGGCGGCCCTCGGGCCGCGGAGGGCAAAGGGCCTGCCAGCCTGTACGGGTTCCCAAGGCCCACCTAAAGGAAAGGTTAGGAAAACCTAAGAATACGAAGGGGGGTGCTGACCGTGCCCGGACCACCTCCGAAGAGGAATGCCCGCCGACGCAATGCCCGACCCGACTGGGTGACGCTCCCCGCCGATGGGCGGAAGGGGCGAGCGCCCCGATGGCCGCTGTCCGGCCGAGTGCAACGTGGTTGGGCGGAGCTTTGGCGTCGCCCTCAGGCAGTCATGTGGGAACGCAACCACGACGAGTATTTGGTCGCCCGCTACCTCGTCCTGCGGAATGCTATTCAGGATGAGCTTGATAACAGCGTGGTCAATGCCACCGCTATGGCTGAGCTCCGCCAAATCGAAGACCGGCTGGGGCTCTCACCCATGGCCATGAAACGCCTCCAATGGGAGATCGGCGATGCCGAACAGTCCAAGCCCGAAGATGATGGGGTGGTGATCGATGCCCATAACCGCTTCGCCAATCTCTGACCTCACCATGCCACCCGGCTACTACCTCGGCGACAAAGGCGCCTGGTGCACCCTCCCATGGCCCACCACCATGGATGAAAAACTCGACCTCATCGCCCACTCCCTAGGCCCCACAGTCATCGACTGGGCCGAATGGCGCACCGACGAACCCGGCCTCCTCAACGACGACGGCGAACCCTGGCGATTCACACCAGGGCAAGCCCGCTTCCTCATCCTCTGGTACGCCTTCAACGACCAGGGGCGATTCATCTACCGGCGCGGCTGCAAACGCGGCAGCAAAGGCAGCGGCAAAGACCCCCTAGCCGCCGCCATGTGCAACATCGAGTTGCTCGGGCCTTCCCAGCTTCACTGGGACGGCACCCGATACGTGGGCAAGCAGCACACCATGCCCCTCGTGCAGATTGCATCCAACTCCGAAGAACAATCCAAAGACGTCCTTCGGGTCGCTAACTCCCAATTTGGTGTTGAAGCCACCACCTACTACGGGCTGGATAAAGGCCGAACTGCAACTTTCGTGAAGACCTCCCCAGCCCGCATCGAAGTGCTTACCGCCTCAGAGCGGTCCTCCGAGGGCGACCCTGCTACTTTCATCGTGCTCAATGAAACCCACCACATGACCCAACGCTCCGGTGGACATGCGGTCGCCAAGGTCGCCCGCCGAAACGTCGGCAAATCAAAGAAAAGCGTGCAGGCCCGGATGGTGGACTTCACCAACGCCCACCAGCGGGGCCAGGACTCCATTGGCGAAAAGACTTTCGAAGCATGGCAGAAACAACAATCCGGCAAATACCCCCAACTCAAGAAAGACATCCTCTATGACTCCATTGAATTTGACCCCAAGCTAGATATCTACGACCCCAAGCAGCGCATGCTGGCGCTCCAGCAGGCCTACTCCGACGCCCCCTGGGCCGACCTCGAACGCCTCTCCGACGAAGTAGTCGACCCCGAGCTTTCGGCCGGTGACGCCATTCGTTTCTACATGAACGGCTTAGGGGATGCCGAAGACTCCTACGTGTCTGCCAAGGCGTGGGCGGCACTCGCCGACCCCACCCGCCAGTTTGAGCCGGGGGATCAGATCGCTATGTTCCTCGACTGCTCTAAATCGGAAGACGCCACCGCCCTCATGGGCTGCCGAATCTCAGACGGGTACAACCAAACGTTGGGCGTGTGGTCCAGGCCCCGCGGCCCCCGAGGCGAAGGCTACCTCGTCGACCGCGACCAGGTGGACGCCAGGGTGCGAGAAATCATGGAGATGTACAAAGTTGTTTGGTTCGGCGTCGACCCGTCACCTGCCAAAGATGACACCACCGAGGCCTCCTACTGGCGGCCCCTCATCGACGCATGGCACCGTGATTTCCGCCGAAAACTCCGCTGCTGGGCAACAAAAACCCACTCCGTCCTCTGGGACATGAGGCTTTCCGAACCCGGCGCCGCCGACCGGAATAGGCGCTTCTCCCAGGAGGTGGAGATCATCCAGGACCTTATCGACAAAGACGGTTTGGATGGGCCATTCCGGCATGATGGTGATCCGGCGCTCACAGCGCACGTGAACAACACGAAAATCCGCTGGAACAAGTTTGGGTTGGCGATTGGTAAAACCAGCCGTGACAGCCATCAGCTTGTGGATTTGTGCGTGGCCATGGTGGCCGCCAACGTCGGCCGGCGTGAGGCCCTGAACTCCGGCAGGGTCCGTGCCCGCCGCAAGGCCGGCCCTAAGAAGCGAAGGAGAGTGATGATCGGATGACTCTCGAACTAATCCGTGACTACGAGCTCGCAGACGACGAGCATAACCTTATTGCTAAGTTGTCGGGGCGGCTGCAAGAACATGCCCGGAAGAATAAGGCTAAGTGGGCTTACTATGAGGGCAAAAACGCCCTCAAAGATCTAAACATCGCCTTGCCGGCGGTTGCTAGCAGCATCCGGGCGGTTGTTGGCTGGCCCGAAATCGTTGTTGACTCCTTGGCGGAGCGGCTGGAGTGGCAAGGGTGGATATCCCCAGAAGAAGACGTCACAACCCTAAACAGGGTGTTCGCCGACAACGACCTGAGCTCCGAGTTCGCTAAAGCCACCCTGGAATCCCTCGTCACCGGCATGGGGTTCCTCGAAGTATCCGCGGGCGGCGATGGGGAGCCCACCATCATCATTGATGCGGTTACCGCCAATGAGGCCACCTACATGTGGGACGATCGGCTTAACCGCATGGCAGCAGGCTATATTGAAAAAACCGGGGAAAATGGCGAAAAATACCAAACCCTGCACCTGCCGGACCGGGTGATCTCTATCATCACCGACCCTCACGAAGTAGAAAAAGAAACCATCTGCGTCAAACATGGCTGGGGCAGGTGCGGCCTGGTCCGTATCCCGAACCGGTCCCGCGCCGGGAAGGACGCTGGTGCCTCGGAAATCACCACGGCCATCGAATACTATACCGACCATGGTGTGAGAACGGTGCTCGGCATGGAGTTCAACAGGGAGTACTACACCACCCCACAGCGCTACCTGCTCAATGCCACATTTGACCAGCTAGGCCTAGATGAGGATGCAACGGAAAGCGACCTCATCCAAATGGGGTGGAAAGTGGCCATGAGTAAGGCCCTGGTGGTGCCGCCGGGTGATCCTGATGATGGGTTGCCGAACATTACTGCGGGCCAGTTCCAAGCATCCCCACCTACGCCCTATATTGAAGAACTGAAGATGATGGCCCAGCTGGTATCAGCCCAATCAGGCGTGCCCGTATCGTATCTGGGTTTCGCCTCCGATAACCCGCCCAGCGCCGACAGCATTAGGGCCACCGAATCCCGCCTGGTGCGGCGTACTGAGCTCCGCCAGTTGGCGTTCGGCCGCCCACTGTGCCGTGACCTTGCCTATGTGTGCAAAGCCATCCTTGATGGCAGGCCGCCCGAATGGGAGTTCATTGCCTCCCTCGAAGCGAAATGGCTGGCAGCCGCCACCCCCACGCTCTCGGCAACCATGGACGCCATGACTAAAGCCGTAGCGGCTGAAATCACCCCGAAACACTCCTCCGTGGTGTGGGGCAGGGTGGGGTTCAGCCCAACCGAGCAGGAAATCATGCGGAAAGAACTCGCTGAACAATCCGCCACCCAACGGGCCACGGCACTTGCCGGCGGTGCCGCCACTATCGGTGACGCCACCGTGCTTGACCTTGCCAGGGCAAACCGAGAACCCGAAGAAACCCCCAACCCCACCGAAGCGTCTACTGAAACCGACTCGCAGGAAAACATGACCGCTTCGCGGGGGGGGGCGGAGGCAGATGACCTCAAACAACGCGCCGACGCCCTAGGCGTCCTGATCCGCGCCGGGGTCGAACCCAAAGCAGCCGCTGACCTGGCTGGCCTACCCGGGATCCGATTCACCGGAGCAACCCCCGTATCACTACGGGAGAAAACCTAACAAGCAACACCCTGCGGAGGGAGGTGCGAGCCATATGGCGCGAGACTTGGATGCCGAAGCCGACTATCAGCAGGCTATGGACAACCTGCGGACCCTCGCTATACGGGATTTGGTGTCCTGGTGGAAGCAAACTGAAACCCTCGGCTTCGCCGACGCCAAGCAGCTTATGGAGGAGCCCTTCCAGGCGATCATTGCGGCCTACGGGGAACAGGCCGCCTACGCCGCCGCCGATTATTTATTCCGCTCCCGTAGCCTCGATGATAACCTGAAAGGCCTGGAATATCCCGACGTGGCCGACCCCGCAGGGTTCGAACAAATCCTCGGCTCCTACGCCTGGGCACTAAACACCTCCCGCACCGCTACCGGCGATCTAGACCGGCAGCTAGCGCTACGGAAACTTGCCGGCATCACCAACCGCCTCGTGCAACAACCAGCCCGCGAAACCGTATACCAGGCCACCCGAAAAGCCGGCACCCGGTATGCCAGAGTGCCGGAACCCCACGCCTGTACCTTCTGCCTCCTCTTGGCCAGCCGCGGCGCAGTCTACAGCCGCGATACGGTGCTGCTCACCGAAGCCGGTAAAAAATATCACGACAACTGCAAATGCCTCGGCATCGAGGTGCAAACCCCCGCCGACCTGCCGAAAATCAACCAAGAGCTAGAACAAATCTATATAAAATCCGGCAGATACCCAGGCAACGACCAAGAGGCTTTCGCCGAGGCCATAGAACGCCACCGAAACCAAACACCCGACTGGGTACCACCAGATGCAGTTCGGATAACAGACCAATCCAGGAAACCTTGGGCGCCCCACCGGACCTTAACTGCGGGAGAAGCGGAAAAATACAATTTCTTCCATATAGAATCTGGGTCTCGCAGCCGGAACCAAGTAAAAACTGATAACAAAGAAGACGACATCACTAAATGGCTCAAAAGCCAAGGAGCTAAAGATGTCCGCAAACTATGCAGATTCGTTGAGCTTCCGGCAGACACTCAAAAACAAGTCGCAGAAGAAGTCGGGCACCGCCGGTCACCTGATTTCTTGGCCGATGGTATTCTCCTTGATGGTAAAACGATTTCGGGGCCTAAGGGGATTAAGAACAATGCCAAGAGTGGGGCTAAGCAGGCTAAAAATATAATATTCGACCTTCGGCAGGCTGGAAGCGTTGATGAGGAGGAAATTGTTTCCTGTCTAAAGAATGCCATCAGGGATCAAGGAAATAAGCTTGATAGAATGATAGTGGTATCTCAAAATAAAACGTATCTTTGGGAGAGGAAAATTTAATGTCGTATTTTGCAACGGTTGAAGTTTACAAAACTGGGCCTGGTGCAGAAAGTAAAATCAAAGAGACTTTACGCGAAGCACTCCCTGAAGAAACCGGTGGATTCATGGGTTTAGGTGTCCTCGGCGTAGCGCCCAATGAAGATGGTGGTATCACCATAGATGTAGGAGGCTCAATCAAAGAAGAAGACCTAGAGCTTTTGCAGAAATCGTTTGATGTGCTTTGTGAAAAATATCCTCGCTGGTTCATCTTTTTAGATTGGGCGGGCATGGAAATGATTGTTCCCGAAGAATACGTGCCGCTCAAGCGATTATCGACTGGTGGAGATCCTATTGTGTATGACCCGTATGATGACATGGTTGTCGCTTAATTGGAATGGTTCAACCCCGTGACCTGCAGATACCTCGGCAACCCAATTATCGGTGTCAAAGCCTGCGTTTAGAGATCAATAACCCCTGTTGAGCATTTAGACTCCTGTTAGCCAACCCCACCAATCCGGTGGGGTTTTCTCATGCCCAAACAAAAACAGAAAGGATACAAAATATGCCAGCCAGAGCATTACCCATGCCCCCTTGGGTGCGAACCATCACCCCCGACATTCCCGCTGGTGGCGGCACGACTGATACTACCCAGGCGGATACCGCAACCCCGCAAGCCTCAGACCGCGAAAGCGAAACCCCCGGCGACAACAGCAGCGGTGATGATGAGGGCGACCCCGACCCCACACCAGCAGATGAGCCGGTAGGCGACGTAGCCGCCTGGAAAAAACACGCCAGAACCTGGGAAACCCGGGCCAAGGAAAACAAAAAAACCGCCGACACCCTGCAGGCCCAGCTTGACGCCGAAACAGGTAAAACCAAGCAGGCCGAGGAAGCCCTTGCTGAAGCGACCAAACGCCAACAGGCAGCCGAAACCGCTGCCGCCCGCCTAGAGCTCGCCCTGGAATACGGTCTCAGCCGGAAAGAAGCCGAAACCTTCCTCCACGGCGACACCGAAGCCATGCGCACCCAAGCGCAACTCCTTGCGGACCGCGCCGGGGCTGGGGCGTCGAAAAGCCGCCCCGCCACCTCGCCTCTCCAAGGCAAGGGCAAGGCCGGCTCTTCGAAAGAAAACGACCGCAGCTGGGCGCGCCGCCTCATGGGCAAAACCAAAACCGACAAATAAAAGGACGTGATTCATCATGCAGCTCAACCCAATCCGTGAACCTCTAGGAGTCGATAACCGCAAGTGGCTAGGCAGCCGCCACGGCGTGGCTAACGCCCAAACCGTTACCATTGACGGGAAGAAAATTTCTGCTGTTGTGAAGGACAATATTTTACCTTCCGGTATCCCGCTGAAGCGTGGGAATGGCGGTAAATACGAGCCAGTAACCGCGGCAGGTGACACCCTAGCCGGGTTCCTGCTCACCTCCCAGTCCGCCAAGCAGAAAGACGTGGATATCGTGGCCCCCATGCTCGACCACGGCCGCATCCGGGTGAAATACCTCCCCGAAGGCGTATTCGATATCACCACTCTCACCACCCCTAACCCCCTGTTCATTCTCACCCCGAAGGAAGGTGACTAATCATGTTATGGACCGAAGTTGTGCAGCCGCAGTCCCTCACCACCGTGGCCCGCGAAACCCTCGACGAGCGGGAACGCTCCAAAAACATCCTCGCCCAATTCCTCCCCAACCGTGTTGTTGACGACATCTCCGTAAGCCTATCCGCAACCACCAACGGCCTGGTTGAAGTAGCTGAGTACCGCGCCTACGACGCTGAAACGCCCATCGGCGCCATGCCCGGCGGTAAGAAAATTTCCCTGGAGCTGCCGCCCCTGGGCCAGAAAATCCCCGTCAGCGAATACGACCAGCTCCGGGCCCGCGGCATCAATGCCCCAGCATCCGGCAAAGACCTGATCGGCCGAGCCACAGTCACCGCAGCCCGAGCTGTCGCTGACCGGGTGGAAATGCTCCGTGGTGAGATTCTCACCACCGGTAAAGCCCTCATCAGCGAAAACCAGTTCAACGTGGAGCAGGATTTCGGCCGCGACCCCCGCCTCACCACCACCGTAGGCACAAAGTGGGACCAGTATGCCACTGCAACTCCGATCGAGGACCTGCAGGCCCAAGCAGAGGTTTATGCCAACCTCAGCGGTGAGGCCCCCGGCTACCTGCTGGTATCCCCCAAAGTCATCACCAGCCTGATCCGATGCGAAGAAATCCGCAAAATGGCTGGTGGTGTGAACGGCATCCCCAGCATGGTGACCGTGGACTTCCTCCACAGCGTGCTTGCCTCTTTCGAGCTGCCGCCCCTGTTGCGGTACGACCGGAAGATCCGCAAAGGCGGCGTACTAAAACGGGTAATCGACGAAAAAATCGCCATCATGCTCCCCACCGTGGATGGTGAGGAATCCCCCCTAGGCCGCACGTTCTGGGGCACCACCCTCGAAGCCGTCGACCCGGCCTACGGTATCGCCGAAGAAGACCGCCCCGGCATCGTGGTTGGCGCCTACCAGGAAGACGACCCTAAATCCACCTGGGTTCGGGCCAATGCTATCGGCATGCCCGTCGTTGGTGATGCTAACTACACCGCGGCCATGACCGTCCTCTAAGAGCAAGGAGAATACCCATGGCAACCATCCGCAGCGACCTGGAAAGCTACGTCATTGCGCACGATGAAACCCAGGCCCATGTACTCGCCCCAGGTGCGGAAGTACCCGACGGCGTAACCATCCACCCTGACCTGTTGGAACCGGAACCTGAAGACCCCGAGGACCCTGAGGACCCTGAGGACCCCGAAGACTCGGGTGACGACGGGGCTGGTGGGGAGGACAAACCCCCCGCCAACCCGAAGACGAACCGCCGGAGCAGTAGTCGTGCTCGCAAGTCTTGACGATGTTAAAACCAGGATCCCCCATGTGGATTTCGACGAAGACCAAGCCCTAGGGCTATTAGAGGAGGCATCCGCGCTAGTTGAGGGATACCTGCAAAAACCAGTGCCCGAACCAGTGCCGGAAACCATCAAAATCGTGATATCCCGCATGGTAGCCAGGGTTATCGAAGCCCCCAAAGAAACCGCCTTTCAGGAATCCATGCAAGTTACCGCGGGCCCGTTTAGTCAAAGCGCTAATTTCACCCATGGTGGTAGTGGTGGTGCTCCCTGGCTCACCGCATCGGATAAAACCATGCTGGCCCCCTTCCGTAAGAAACGCCGTGGCATTTACTCCATCACTATGAGCTAACGAAAAGAGGGCGCGATGCCAGGCCTCCCTACGACCAAGCAGTACCCGGTGACCCGGCTCCGTCGCTTCAAAACCGGCACTGATGAGCTCGGCAACACTACCTACGGGCTCCAGGGCACCATTATTCATGTGGTGGGCTGGGCGAAACCCACCACCGCGGAACCTGAACTAGCGGGCCATGCCCGCCGAACAGTCGCCATAAAAATGTATGCCCACCCCGGTGACTTTATCGAAACCGATATTGTCATCCTCACCCCAGGTGGCGAACGCCTAGAGGTTGTGGGCGAACCTGAAAACTACGAGTGTGGCCCCTTCGGTTGGGCCCCAGAATTGGAGGTGATTAATCTTGCTGGAATCGAGTAAGCAATGGTTAGAAGTAACACTTGGCGCTGAGGCGGACCGATCCGATTATGTCGAATGCGTAAGCCTATCCTTCGACGGCGGGTCCCTCATTTGTTTCGCTGATGAGGGTATGCGGCAAGTACGAGCAGCATATTCGCCCACCGGATGGGCCAGGTGCAGGTGGGTGGATTACAGCGAAATACGCGCCGAACAAGACCGCGCTCGGCGCAAGTGAGCAGGCTATGGCAAAGTACGTGCCGAACAAATCCTCGCTGAAAGCACTGCTCAAAGACCCCATGACCCAAGGGGTCGTAGTCGACCACGCCGAACGAGTAGCAGCTGCCGCAGGTGATGGGTTTGTCTCCTCCTACCAGATGGGCAAAACCCGCCACCGCTGCATCATCTACGCCGATACTTGGTCGGCTAAACGCCGAGAGGCCAGGGACAACATCCTCACCCGAGCCCTAGGCTAACCCACCCCTGGAAGGAGGCCCATGTGACCACCACTGCCACCACCACAGTGATTGCTGAGCTGGCGCGCCGGGTAGGGGCGCCAGTATCTAGCCGCATGCCGGGCAGCCCGAAACCGCAGGCCTTCATCATTGTTTCCCGTATCGGCGGCGGCATGGAGGACTGGGCACTCCGCAACCCCCGGTTTTTGGTGGAGTGCTACGCCCACACCGAGCTGGACGCTGAAGCCCTGGCCGAAAAGGCCTACGAAGCGTGGGTGCGGATGCGGTCCGCCAAAATCCAATCCACCACCATAGATACCCTCACCAGGTACGACGACCCCGACCCGAAGCTCTATCGCTTCCAATTCACCGGTGGCGTGCGGCTCCTAGCCCACTAGCCGGCCCCTGGCGCGGCAGCAGGGGACACCATCCTGCCGCAACTCCCTTTTCCGACATTCCTGATTTAGGAGAATACCCATGGCTATCAACATTCAAAACGCCTTCGTGGCCACCCCACCCATCGACGGCGGCGTGTATTTCAACGCCCCAGTCGATACCCCGCTGCCAAAAACCGCCCTCGAAACCCTCCATAAGGACTTCAAAGATCACGGCGCCGTAGGCGAAGACGGCTTCACTCACACCATCAACCGGGAAACCAGCACCGAAAAAATGTTCGGCGGCGACGACTGGGTAGACACCCAAACCTCGTATACCGAAACAGTCGTTCTCACCCTGCTCGAAGACGGCAACACCAACGTGCTGAAGTCTTGCTTCGGCGACGCAAACGTTATCGAAAAAGCAGCCACCGACAAACACGGCCGCCAGATCACCGTGTACCACACTGCTGAACGGCTACCGCTCAAGCGCCACGTTGTGAAAGCTGTTTCCGGCGAAAAAGCTAAAACCTTGGTCGTACCGGTCGGCCGGATCACTACCGTGGAAAAAACCGCTGAGGTCCATTCCGCATCCACGAAATACAATATTACGATCACCGCTTTCAAGGGCCCCGCCGAATTCAAATTCGCAAACTCCTTCGAGCTGCGGGACGACGGCATGGTCGACCCCAACACCCCAGACCCCGACGCCCAAGACAAGACCGTGACCCTCCCTGCTGGTGCTACAGGCGGCACATTCACCCTCTCCGTCGACGGCCACGCCACCGCCGAACTGGCATTTAACGCCACCGCCGAAACAGTACAGGCCGAGCTACGTAAACTCGCAGGCGCCACCACCGCCACCGTCACCGGCAATGCCGGCGGGCCCTACACCATCAAGGACATCACCGGGGCTCTCACCGCCGACGGAACCAAACTCACCGGCGGCGCGGGCACCACCATCACCGTAAACCCCTAAACCCCTCCCCGGTAACTCCGGGCGGTGGAGGGAACAACAACGGCGGCGGGGCTGTACCGCCGCCCCCGAAACCGGACACCCGCCTACGAGCCGTATCGTTCGGGTGGGAAGACACCTCATCGAAAACCCACAACTGGGAAGAAACCCTCCAAAAAGTCGCGGCAGCAGGCGGCAACACCATCGACCTCGCAGTAGGCCGACCCGAATGGCTACTCGCCCCCGACGTACCCTCAGACAGTGGGCTCACATCATCCCTATCAGCAGCCGAAGGCGACCTCATCGCAGGGATCATCACCGCCGCCCACGCAGCTGGCATCACAAGCATCTACCTCACCCTGGATGCTATGGCCACCACCACCCTGGCGAAACCCGAATACCAAGAACTACGCTCTGTGTCCAGAGACGGCACCGTCCGAACCGATTTGGGCAGCGCCTACGCCCTCACCAAAGGACACATCGGTGACATGCTAGAGGCCGCCGCACGGCACCTCGCGGCCCGCTACGGCAACCGCATCAAAGGCATTATCCTCACCGAAATCCACTGGGACTCCGGCAGCTTTTCGGCCAAAGACCTGGAGCTGTTCAAACAAGACACCGGTGAGGCAGATTGGACCCGCCGTGGCGACGGCAGCCCCCACGAAGGGCCCAAAGAGCTAGCCTGGTTCGGCGATAAAATGGCCGAAGTCGCAGCCCGCATCAAACGCGCCATCGGCACCAACCAACTGGTTTTCGACGTGCGAGTCAACTGGGCCAACCCGGTTGCTGGCCGGCCCGACAGCGGGCACGACTACGCCAAACTGTTGCAGCATGCTGATCTGCTTCAGCCCTGGGTGTACTTCGATGCTGGGCAGGCTGGAAAAGCCGCGCCCCTGGTGGAAGCCCTAACCACACAATGGCCGGGCAAGATCCGCCCCTCCATCGGCCTGTGGGGTGCGGGCGGCACAACCATCCCCGCAACCGACCTAGACACAGCTGTCACCTCCCTACGCACCCAACCGTGGCTGCAAGTCACACCAGCATCAAAACTCACCACCGCCCACTGGCAGGTGCTGAAACACTGGCGCTAACCACACTGAAAAAAGAGGGGCCGCAGGCGAAACCCCGTTACCGCCCGCGGCCCCTCCCACCCTCTATCAACCACAACTAAGGAATCATCATGGCATTCGACATCCCCGGATTTGACAACATTGAATTCAACATCCCAGCAGGCAAAGACAAAAAAATCACCATCACCATCCCACCAGTTGACTGCCTTTATCCCACAGACATCAACGCCATCCAAAACGAAGCCGAAAAACGGCACATCGGCAATGACTCTGTTGAAATCATGCGCCTCTTCCTGCTCCACTTCAACAACGCCCAGGCTAAAAAGGATGCCATCAACAAACTAGTGCAACGCCAGCTGGTGGAAATCGACCGCATCTGGAGCCAGGAATCAGGTATCCCACTGGGGGAATCCTTGCCCTCCACCAATATGCCTTCGGAGGGGACCCCCAACTCACCGACGCCCTCCGAGCAGACCTCCTTAACATTGGGCACTCACTCAGCAACGTAGGCCGCACCTACCGGTGGAGCGACCTTAGGGCATTCCTCAAACACCTACCAGCCACATCCCACCTCCACACCTACCTCAACCCCGCCGCCGCCGAAGCCGCAGCCTGGGTGGCACCCACCAACCAAATCCTGGGCGCGCTCTTCGACCAGCAATACATCCTGGCGCTGGCCCGCGCAGGGAAAAACACGAACGGGGTTGGGGGTCTTATTCAGCAGACCATCGAGGGTATCGAGGCATCCCACCAGCAGGCGAGCCGGCCACATAGGCGGGAACTGACCGCCGCGGAGATCAGGCAGAAAGTCAAGGAAAAACACCACATCTAGAGCATCTGAAGGAGGGGATTTCTCATGGGCGCAGAACTCGGCACCGGCTACATCTCGATCATCCCCGAGGTGAGTAAAATCAGCCCCACCATCGCCAAAGCACTGGGGAGTGTGGAGAGCGAAGCCGAGCGCCGCGGCGGCTCGTGGGGAAGCAAGCTCGCTGCAGGTGTGGGCAAAACCCTGAAGGCTGGTGCCCTGGCCACCGGCGTTGCAGCAGGTGGCCTTATCGGCACCGCCATGGCCAAAGGCATGGGCCGCCTCACCGCTATCGAAAACGCCCAGCAGAAACTCCTCGGCCTAGGCAACGACACCAAGACCGTTGCCGGGGTCATGAACGACGCTTTGTCTTCGGTGAAGGGCACCGCGTTCGGCCTGGGGGAGGCAGCATCCGTTGCCGCAGGTCTGGTCGCCGCAGGCATTAAACCCGGCCAGCAGTTGGAAACCACCCTGAAAACCGTGGGTGACACTGCTGCTATTGCCGGCCGGAGCATGCAAGACGTTGGCGTTATCTTCGGCTCGATTGCCGCCCGCGGCAAACTTCAGGGCGATGACATGCTCCAACTCATGGCGTCGGGCATCCCCGTGCTCCAGCTGCTCGCTAAAGAGACCGGGAAAACCTCCGCCGAAATCTCGGATATGGTTTCCAAGGGAAAGATTGACTTCGAAACCTTCGAGAAAGCCATGCGTGCCGGCATGGGTGGCAGCGCCTTAAAAATGGGCGAATCCTTCACAGGCGCCGCCGCCAACGCCCAGGCAGCCCTGGGCCGGTTGGGCGCTACCGCCCTGAAACCGTTCTTCGGCCTGGCGAAGGACGGCTTAGTGGTCGCCACCCGCGCCATCGACGGGCTGGAAACCAAAATCAAACCAGTTGCAGCCGATATTGACACCTTCCTTCAGCAGCGCCTAGTGCCAGGGCTCAAAGACGCCAAGAGCGCTGTGGCGAATTTTATGCAGTCCGATCAGGGCAAAGGCATGCTTACCGGCGTACAGGCAGCCTTCAGCGACGTGCTCGATGCAGGTAAAGCCTTAGCGCCCGTGGTATCTACCGTGGCTACTGCTCTGGGGCAGGCATCCGCAGCCCTCGGCGTTAGCACCTGGAACATTTTCCTCGGCACCCTGCATGCAGCATCTGGCGTACTCGTTGCCCTGGCCCCGTCCCTCCAGTCTGTCGCTGACCTGCTGAAAGCCCACCCAGGGTTATTAGCGGCCGCCATGGCAGGCTGGGCGGCGTTCCGCACCGTGCCCGGTATCGTTGGCGGTATCACCACCACCGTAGGCCAGTACACGTCCAAGCTGTCTGAAATGCGGGGGCACGTGTCTAGCCTGTCTGAAATGCGGGGACAAATATCCAGCATCCAAAAGTTCTACAAGGATGCTGGTGTGGAAATGGACCGGGTCGGGGCAACCACACACTACCTGACCGGCGAGCAAAGCGGTTTGGCTGCCGCCGTGCTTAAGGCCGAGGCCGCATTCCAGCAGGGCTCCCCGGCCTTGAAAACATTTGCGGAAAAGCACACCGAGGCCGCCCACACCGCACGCGCTGCCCTGGGATCGATCGGTGACGCAGCTGTTGGTGTGGCCCGTGGCGGTTTCTCCCTGCTGAAATCCGGCGCCGAAGGCCTACTAGGCGCCCTCGGTGGGCCTTGGGGCCTGGCGCTCACCGGCGCAGCAGCGGCCCTTACCCTGTTCGCCAGTGAGAACGAAAAAGCCGCCCGCGCTGAGCAGCAGCACAAAAACAATGTTGACGACCTCAAGAACTCCTTGAACGGAATTGAGGAGGCAGCAACCCGGTCGGTGATGGTGCAGCGCGCCTCCAGCGAAGGCCTGATAGACCTGGCCAGCAAGGCAGGTATCGCATCCAGCACCGTGGTGGACGCCATGATGGGGCAAGCCTCCGGCCTGGAAGCCATCCAAGGCAAAGCCGAATCCATTGTCACCGCGTTCATGCACGCCCACCCCCAGCTGCAGCAAGCCAAAATCTCCGCCGACGATCTAGAAGCCACCCTCAACGGCAACAAAGACGCGGCTCTTGGCGTGGCCACCGCCCTCGCCGATCTTGATGATGGCAGCGTAAGAGCCCAGCAGAACGCCGCCGAATCCTTCGCGAAATGGAAGGAAGGCCTGACTGATGCGGACCTGGCGACATTAAAGCTAGCCGAGTCCACCCGGGGCGCCAACAACGATCTGGAAGAGGCAACCAGGCAGCACGAAGCCGAAGCAGCCGCCATGACGAATGCCGCTAAAGAGGCTGATGCCGCGGCTCAGATCTACTCGATTCTGGGTGACAAGATCAAATCCATCCCCGATGACAAAACGATCAAAGTTGAATCGGATGCGATCACCGACGAGACCAAGCAAAAACTGGAGGCCATGGGGGCGAAAGTCTCCGAGCCCTTCGAGGGGCAGGTGACCATTGATTTCCCCGACGCTTTCTCCATCATTTCCTTACTGGATCAGATGGGGGTCAAACTCTCCAGCCTCGACGGCTACATCCACATTGATAACGCCGAAGTGCCCGGCACTATCGAAAAACTCGATGCCCTAGGGCTGAAAACGAAAACCCTCCCCGGCGGCAAAGTCGTCATCGACTCCAACGACCCTGACGTCAAAACCCGCATGCTTGACCTGGGTATCCTGGTCAAAGACAAACGCACCGGTGAAGTCAAAATCAACGACAACGTACCAGAAGTCATCAAGCGGATCCATGGCCTGAACGGCCAAAACACCACATCTAAGCACACCATTGTGGTGGAAAACGTGTACACGAATGTGGGCGGGAATCGGTTTCTTCACCCTGATGTCGCCTCAGCACGCAACGCCGAGGGTGGTGTCGTAGGGTTCGCCGCCGGCGGTTTGTTCGGCACCCCGGCAGGGTATCGGCTGCCCCTCTCCGGGCCCGGCACCACCGAAATAGATGGCTTCCAGGGCGTCGATAAGCAGGGCCGGCCCACAGCCCGAGTTGATGCCGGGGAATGGGTCATCAACCGCAGGTCATCGGCCAAGCACCATAATCTGTTGCGGGCGATTAATGATGATTCCCCCAAGCTCAACAAGATTCTAGGGGATGTGCAGGCTCTGGCTGATGGTGGGGTCGTCACCCCCGGCCAGCTCCTGCGGTTCGCCAAAGGTGAAACCGTCAACGGTAAGAAAGCCCCGCGTTCTCTCGAAGGGGCGCCCTATGTTTTCGGCGGTGGCCTGCTCGCCAACTGGGGCGATTGTAGCGGTGCCATGAGTGGCCTGGCCGCACTAGCTGTGGGCTGGCCACTCGACGGCCGTAAGTTCGCCACTATGGATGAAGGCCCCGTGCTGGCCCGTATGGGGTTCAGTACCGGCCTGGGCAGTGGCGGCCCCCGGTTTTCCATTGGCTGGCTTAATGGCGGCCCTGCCGGTGGGCACACCTCAGGTACCATTTATTTCGCTGACGGCCAAGCTGTCAACGTCGAAATGGGTGGTGGGCGCGGTAACGGTCAAATCGGCGGTGGGGCGGCACCAGCCTCCCACCCCCAATACACCAACCACGCCTACCTGCCGCTTATCGCCGGGCAGATCGTCACCATCAACGGCAAAGACTATGATCCTGCCGATTTCTTGCGGCTCGGGGATGACATCGAGTCCACCTCTGTGGATGGGGTGAAAACCAGCCGCGGTAACGTTTCGTGGGGCAAAGCCCAGTCCTTGTTTGACCAGGCCAAAAGGTACGTACAGTACGGGCCGAAGTTCGACACCGGCGGCCGGTGGCCATCCGGTGTTCGAGGACGGAACGAATCCGGCGCCGATGAGCTAGTGCTCACAAACCAGCAGTGGCGGCACCAGTCGACCATCGCTAAGGCCTTGCCGGAGATTGGGAAGCAGAACGCTACTGCGGCGAAAATCCTCATGGCGGCAGGCGAAAAATTCGACAAAGCCGCTGGGGAAATCTCCACCGCGGCAAAGCTCTTCGCCCACGATGCCGAAGACGCTCGGGTGGTCGTGCAAGCCGAAGGCCGCCATTTCGGTGGCGGCTGGTTGGATTCCGCCGAGGTTGTGAGGGATGCCGAAAAGGGTCTCTACGAGCTGCGGAAAAAAATCGCCACCGAGACTGACAGCATCAGCAAAGCCGAAAAGGAACTTGCCGACGCCAAGAAGGAATTGGCGAAAACGGAGAAAGAGGGTGCCGCGGTATCCAAGGCTGATAGGCGAAAACTGGAGGACGCCGAAAAATCCCTGGCCGACGCCAGGAAGAAAGGCAAAGCCGACCGCATCGCCGATGCTGAGAAGAAACTCGCCAGGGTGCGTGAAGACATTGGCGATAACCTGGAAAAATCCACCGACAAAAACGCCAAAGCGGTCAAATCCGCCCAGGAAAAGGTCAACAAGGCGGAGGACAAACTAGCGGCGGCTCGTGCCGCCCAGGCTGAATCCCTCGCTGATCTAGAGGCGGCAGAACGCACTGCGGCGGCATCCCGCTACCAGGCAGCCAGCGAGATCGCCGAAAAAATCGGCGGCTCCCTCTCCGCCGGCATCGGGCACATCGCCAGCTTCTTCTCTGAAATAGAGAAAGCAGCCGGCATCGTTGATAAAACCCGGCAAGAGGTTTCCAAGCTGGAAATGCAGCAGCAAACCAACACCCTCACCAGGGTGAAAGCGTTAGCTGAGCTGCAGATCAGGGAGCGGGACGTGGAGCGCACCCGCGCCCGCGGCATCGTGAGCATCGCCCAAGCCGAGGCCGCCCTCGCCGAGGCCCGTAAGCAGTCTGCCCTCATGGGGTCCACCAGCGTTGAGGCTATGAAAGGCGCCATTGACCGCTTCTACCGCACCGGCAAATTCACCGTCGAAGACCTGACCGCCTCTGTGGTAGCAAACAGCAAGGAAATCCAGGCCGCCGAATGGGGAATCCGGGTCGCCCGGGCCCAAGCCGCAGTCGACGACCTGGAAGCGGCGAAAGCCCAATCCGAAGCCCGCTACGAGGCGCTGGAGGCAACGCTGAAACAAACCGCGGCAGCGCAGCTGCTGCGAGCCCAAACCACAGCCCTTGCTGAACAAACCGCCAGCCTATACGGCATGACCGCTAATCAGGCTCAGGGTGCATCCAAGGGCTTCGGTGGGGTATCGAAGCTGGTAGGCGGCATCGGTAAACTCTTAGCCGGCGCCGCGGCTGGGGTTGCTGGGTTCACCGTTGGCGGGCCGCTAGGCGCCCTAGCAGGCGCCGGCATGGCGCTAGGCGGTTTGAAAGATCTAGTTCAGGGCGGCATTGATCTCCACCAAAACAAGGACGCTGTCAAAGAAGCTTGGAAGAACCTAGGGACGGCTGAAAAAGCCGCCCTGGTTCTGGGGTCCGCAGGTGGCGCAGCTCTCACCATCGGCGGCGGCGTGCTCTCCCAACAATACGGAGTAGAAGCCGCCACCGGTGGCGCCAAGCTCGGCGAGCAGTTCATGGAGAGCACGATCGGCGCACTCCAGTATGGTATCAGCGGCAGGATCGAAAAATCCCAACGCCAAGCCGAAGACCGGCTCACCGCGATTCAGCGCCAGATCGACCAAAACAACCTCAACCTGGAGCTAGACCGCGCCACCAAGGCGGTGGAATACCTCCGGCAAAAAGACAAACTGACCGCCGAACTGGAGTATGCGAAACTCAAACAAGAGATCGAAAAAACCGACGATGAAAAAGTGCGGAAAGCACTCGCCGCCGCCGCGGAAGTAGAACGCCTCCGCTCGCTCGCCACCACCACTGAGGTGGCGCAAACGGGGGAGCTACGCCAGCTCAACGCTACCCTTGCCGAACTCCTCGCCGTGACGAAACGCTCACTCGCTACCGGCTCCGGGCAGGTGGGGCAATTATCGGCAGTTGATGCGGTGCGCTACGAGCGAGCCCGAATCTAACAGAAAAGAGGCACCATGATTGACCGACGCTATTTAGTGCGGTACATCGCCCCCACAGGTAAAACCTGGGAACTGTCATCCAGCACCTGGATAGCGGGCATCCGCAGAGCAGGCATCAAAGAGCTGATTGGTCGGCCCGAAGCCACCGGCATCGAAACCCTTGGCGTACCAGGCCGTGCCATCGAAGGCCTCCGATTCCCAGCCATCGAAGGCTCCCTCGATCTTTTTGTGCGCGCCGGGCAGCGTCGGCATGCCCATGATATTTGGGCAGAGTTTCGTCATGGTTTCTCCATCCTCCCGCCGCTGGGCACGCTCCAGATCGAGTCACCCATGGGCACTATGCACGCCCAAGTGAGGCTCAACGGCGCCCCATCTGACCTAGAAGTTGATGATGCTACGGCCGATGTGTGGGCATTATCCATACCGCTTGCCATTGACACCGGCTACTGGGAAACGGGCCCATTCCGAAAACCCGGGAGCGTCACAGTGACGAATTCCGGTCAGGTGTACATATGGCCCGAAATCGTGTGGGAAGGGGCCGGTGGGAAAGTAATGCTCCCCTCCACGGCGGAATTCACCCTACCTGCCGTGGATTCTACCCGCCGGCTGCACCTGGACCCGCAGAGATCCCACCAAGTACTCAATGGCCTAGGCGTACGGGATGATGATCTCTGGCGCAAAATCCGGGGTCAAATCATTTCCGAAGGCGTGCCCCCGGGGCAAAGCAGGCAATACACCCTACCTGACGGGGCGTTTCTGGAGTGGCGGATAGGAGTGCTCGACCCATGGCGATGACGATAGGGCAATGGCAGCAGCACGCTAGGCACCGGGCTATGGTGGCGGACGATTTTGGTCAATGGATCGGGCTGCTGGATGAAAACTGTGAACCGCTTTTCGATTGCCCACCACCAATAGAGTTCTCGGCCCCCGCCACCCGGGGCGCCCCGGTATCGGGCAGATTCCTCCACAAAATAGCAGACGGCGCTAGTGGGGCAGTCCACCCGTTAGCGGATGAACTGATTGCCGATTTCGGCGCCGCCCAAAACGGGCAGCTCATCGACGCCGCAGGGCCCACCCGCTACATCATGGTGGAGCGCCCAGGCTTCCGCAGGGTGTATCGGATCACCCACACCGTGGCCAGGGGCACCTTCCACACCCCAACCCTCGTGGAAATCAACGGCGCTGACCTGCTCTCAATCCTGAATCGGCACGTGGCATGGTCAAACCCCCAAGCGCTTCGAACAGGCAGCTTCCAAACGTTTACCCGCGACTGGGTAGGCGACCCCACCAAGCTGGAGCTGTATAAAACCCCCCGCGATTTGATGCACTACCCCATGGTCACCGCGGTTGACGGGGTAACCATGGAAGGCCCAGCTGAAACCGTGATCCGCAACGTCATTGCCAACTCCTTGGAGATCGGATTCAAGCTGTGGGGGAAGGGACAACGGATTGTGGTGTCGACGGCATCCTCCGGGCTGCCATCCCCACACCTGGTGTATACCGCTGACGACCAGCCCCTCTGGGATTCCATAGGCGCTCTAGCGCTCCAGGCCGGCATCACCGTCACCTGCGATTTGTGGTTCCCATCCGACCCCCAACCCATAGGGGTGAAACTCCTCACCCAACCCACCATGATCGTTCGCGTCACCCAAGGCTAGCAGTCGCAGATAGGAGGAGATCATGACTGAAAAAACCGACGTCATCCTCATTGCTGATGGTGGTGACCTTACCGTAGGCCGCCACATGCCCGCCTACACCTACGGCGCTTTCGATGTCACCATTCCCGCCGACAAACAACAAGAGCAACCTGCCGAGAGCCGGCTCCGCAACGGCTACATCTACCGCCCACCCAATGCCGGCGTTGGCGCTTTCGACGTTGGGTTCGTGCGTGCCGATGTCACCCTCAACATGAACGGCAAATCCTCCAACCTCGAAACCGCAGTAGACACAGCCCAAAAACGAGTCGACGGCAATTTGTTCTTCGAACGCGACATCACCGGCCGCGGCCTCGGCGCCTACGAGCCCGGCGCGGATTTCCGGCTTGGGGATGTGGTTTTGGTGGAGATTTGGGGCAGGCGCATCAAGGTGCCGGTGACCGCTATCGACCTTATTGGCAATAGCCAGGAGGGGGCTAGGGGCTGGCGGGTTCATGTGGGTGGGCAGATGATTTCCGATGCTGAGGCCCTGAAAACCCACAACAATGCTATCTGGGAGCGTATAAATCAGGAGCGGGCAGAACGGCTACGCACGGTCGGGGCGGTGCAGAAGACCGCCACCACGGCGGTAACCGCGGCTGGTGTGGCCGATGTGAAAGCCGCCACAGCAGATACCAAAGCCGATAACGCAGCGGTTGCTGCTGATGATGCTGATAGGAAAGCTAGGGAAGCTGACCGAAAAGCTATTGAGGCCCTGCAAACTACGATCACTGGCGTGCCTCGTATCCTCCATATCGACACCGGAGATATCAATCTTTTCACCGGATCTAGCGGAAAGATTAACTCTGGTACTGAATGGGGCACCTTGCGGTGGCTTGCGGCAGGCATTCGGCCTCGCAGTGGTGCTCGCTTTGAGGCCAAAGGCAATTGGGTTGGATCCATTCTCATGATCGCGGTATCCGACCAGGGTGCAACAGATGTGAGCTGCGCCAATATCACCGCTGGAAACCGATATCATGATTCGGCAACCGGTGGGCTTTTCCAAGCGTATAAATCGGCTACGGTTTTCATTCTTCCCAGCGCATAACAACACTAAGGAGTATTATCATGCCAACTATTACTGGTGATTTGAAGCTCGTAACTCAAATTCCCGCGGGTGCCACTCATTTGCATATCCATGCCCCGCAAACCCGGGTTACCGGCAGCACAGTGATCCTCACCGACCCTGATATTATTCAGGTAAAACCCGATGGCACCTTCACTACCACCATTGAGCCTGGTGAAGCCATTTGCATCCCTGCCTACTCCGGCACCATGGGGCTCCCAATCCCCATCCTTGTGAAACCGGAAACCACAACCTTCGCCGAAGCCGTGCGAAACGCGGGAAATCTTACCGCCGACGAACGCGATTCCGTCATCAACATGTACCACGAAATCGTGGCATCTCAACAAGCCGCAGCAGCCGCCGCCAGCCGTGCCGGGGCGAAAGCCACCGAAGCCGCCACTCATGCCCAAGCAGCGGCGAAATCCGCCACCGAAGCAGCAGCGGCTATCCCCCCGGCAACCGCCACAACCCAAGGCAAAATCCGCTTAGCAGGAGACCTCACCGGCACCGCCGATAACCCTAAAATTATTACAGCGGGCAACTCAGCGTGGAGTGTTAACGCCGAGCCTGGCTCTGTTAAAGAAGGATTCGTCAAGACCAAATCCGATGGCCAAATCCATATCCATCCCGGTTTAATCACCCAATCATGGCATGCGGTTAGCAAAGGCTATGTTGACGACCAGATAAGCACCAGGGCGCCAGAGTACCATACCCACAATCTAAGTACCATTAACGGAGTGCCAAATAAAGCAACAGATTTAGTTAACGCTTATAAAGGCGAAACTACAATCATGACCAGGGACGCTGCCGGAAAATCTGAAGTCGCCGATCCGGATTACTCGTATGAAATTGCGAACAAGCGGTATGTTGATGGTGAAATCGCCAAATTAAACGGTATCTCCGATGTGGATTCCGTGACTGACCATATAACTTTACGGAAGATAGGCCGGTGGGTATTCATCAATGTGCGGGACGCCCCGCCCGGAGTCAAAGGTGAAGTTCACCCAGGTTTTCGCCCTATAGAGGACATAGACTTCTTCCTCACAGTACCTAATTACCGCGGCTATCCTGGCTTCTGCAATGTTCTCACTAATGGCAGCGTCGAAGTTCGCTTTTCAGGAAATGCCAGCAGCGCCGATCGTGGCTTCGGGTGCGCCACCTACCTAGCAGCAGAGTAGAAAGGAAACAGCCATCATGTCATTGCAAGATCTTAAAACCAGTACCCAATCCCTCACCCCGGAGGAATGGGTGGAGTTCCTCGGCTGGTGTGTGGCTGAGGAGCGGCCGCGCCGGGAGATGCTACAGGCCCAGGAAGAAGCACGCACCCGGCTCATCATGCATCTGCGTGAGCTAGGGGAAATCCCCGCCCCCGACGCACTGCGGGAACCACCCCGGCATGTGGGAGACGCCCCCGAGTGGCAGCACCCCAAGAGCGAACCCCAAAACTGCTACATCCAGGGCGACATCATCCAGTATGAGGGCAACCTCTACAAGAGCGCGTACCCACATCTGAACTGCTCAACCCCCGGCGCTGATAGTAAATGGTTACGCATTGAGCCTGCGCCGGAGCCAGCCACACCACCGGAAGAGCCCCAGTAAACAAACCCCATCAAACCCCGGAACACCCTTATTGCTTGGGTGCGCCGGGGTTTTCGCATGGGCGCAATCTAAATGAAGAAGGAGAAAGTAATATGACTGTGATGCCTGTTGAAGCGGGCTTTTACGTGACCAGTGGTTTCGGCCCGCGGGAAGGGGGTGAGTTCCACTACGGTACGGATTTCGGCTGTGATGGTGGTAGCGGCAATCACCTGGTTTTCGCTATCCGGCCGGGTACTGTGCAGTATGCTGGCCCCGCGTCGGGTTTCGGCGAGTGGGTGACGATTGACCATCCGGCTGATGTGGGTGGGGGCTATAGTGTGTACGGGCATGTGATCCCCGAGGTGGTGCCTGGCCAGTGGGTAGGGGAAGGGCAGCGGATTGCCCGCATCAACCCTAACCCCGCGACAAACGGGGGTTTCCCACCGCACCTGCACTTGGAGTTTCACCGGTTTGTGTGGGCGCCGCCCGGCCCTGACCGTATCGACCCCATGAGCATCCTTGCTGGCGCCCCCTACCCGGATAGTGGGGCATTGGCGGCGGCCGCGTCCTTTGGCGATCCGCTGTTCGGCGTGGATGTGAGCGAGCATCAGGACGGCATAAGCCTCCAGCAAGCAGCCCGTGAAGGAATCAGTTTCGCTATTATCCGCACCACGGATGGCACTTACCGGGATCGCTGCTACCGCAGCCACCTGGAGGATGCTGAAGCCGCAGGTATGCTCACCGCCGCCTACCACTACCTGCGGAACCCTGCCGAGGGCACCAGCATCCAGGAACAGGTGAACGCTTCACTAGCGGTGATGGGGGACGCCATTCGCCCCATGTGGCTTGACGTTGAGACCGAGGCAGGGCTCTCGGTGGAGCATATCCGTGCCGCTAAACAGTGCTTTGAGGCTGCTGGGGTGCGGGTGTGCGGCGTGTACTCCTACGTGCCCTACTGGGAGCGCAGGATCACAGGCGGCGAGCCAGACAGCAACGAATTCGGGGCCCTTTGGGTAGCCGCCTACGGGCAAGACCGCCAGGGTGACCCCAGCCTCATCTACCCCGGCAACGCGCACCCACAGTGGGACTATCCGCTGGGCAACCAAAAGCCCCGGATTTGGCAATACGGATCCCGCGCTTTGGTGGCGGGCTTCGCTGTGGACATCAATGCTTTCCGCGGCAACCGCGATGAATTGCGCACAATTTTCTACGGGGGTGTAACACCCCCAAACCAACCAACTAAGAAGGAGGATTTTCTCATGGCACTAACCGACGCTGAACAGCGCGAGCTCCTACAGCTCACCCGAGACATCGCAACCCAACTCCAAGGCCCCCGGCAAGAAGACCTACCCGACGAACGGAAAAACCCCGCAGGCGGCCGAGGCTGGCCACAACTCGGAGCCACCCCCACCGGCCAATACCACACTCTCGTTGACGGGCTCAGCGAAACCCAAGCAGACGTGAAAGCCCTACTCGGATGGGCCGCTGCCCAAAGCGGCACCACCATCGAGGCCATCAAGAACCACTACACAACCACACAGGAAGGAAAATAATCATGTGGACATGGAAGTTCTGGGCTGATGCATTTGACCGTGCTTTTCGGACTTTCGCACAAGTAATTATCCCAGCTCTTTCTACTGCCGCGGCGCTCCATATTGATTGGCGCGCGACGCTTACCCTGGCGGCTCATGCATCTATCCTTTCGGTGCTGACTTCGGTCGCTTTCTCGGGAGTCGGGCCGAAAGGCACTGCCGCCATCATCACCCCAAACACCCACGCCGGCGGTGAACATGCGGCATGAGTGACAACATTATCACCCTCATGAATGCGGTAGATGCGCTTATCCGCAGCCTTGACCCAGTGCTAGTAGCCGCAGTCATCGACGCGGCATCAGTATTATCTTCCTAACCAGATCGGAGGAACCATGGGGCCCATAGATTTTATTAAAATCATATCTACCGTGGCCCCTGTCAGTCGGGGGTTCTGGGCAGCGCTCTGGGAATGGGTGAGCCCCACGGAGGCCGTCGGCCTGGCGCTCATTGGTGCCGCTGGTACCTGGTACAAGATTTTCACCGACCGCAAGATGGCCGAACTACGGGCCGAGGTAGACTGGGCCAAAGCCGACGCTGAGAAAGACGCCGCCAAGGCCGCTGCCCTAGAGCGCAAAGCCGAGGCTATAGATAAAGCATCGCAAGAGCTGAGGGAATGGCTTACCACCCGGGTATCGGTACTGGAGGCCAAGGTGGAAGAAATGCAGCACGAACGCGAAGCATATCTTCGAGTAGCCGCTGCGTTCTTCGACGTTCTCGATGACTATCCTGACCCGCCCGGCCCGCCCAGAATATCCGCCCATGTTGCCAGCTACATCGGCTGGACAAACACCGACCTCAAACCCCAGTCTCCCAATACTTAAACCCCCAACCCCCGCCCGGCACACCACTCAGCCCGGGCGGGGGTCTTTTATGTTAGTGAAATCTTCCAAGGGAGTTAGTCGCAGAATGTTAAAAATTCCAGGTAACGAAGTGAACATTAGCTCAATTGGTAGAGCAACTGATTCTTAATCAGTGAGTTCGGGGTTCGAGTCCTTGATGGTGCCCCTTTCACTCCCACCGGTACTCCCCGTGGGGGTTTCTCCCGTTGCTAGCCAAGCAAAATCGGTGCCAGTCAAAGTGGCTATCGCTAGTAACTCTCCGCGTCGTGGGTCACGCACTCCCTGTTCCGTCTTGGCGTAAGTAGCACGACCAATACCAATTTTTGCCGCCATTTCCGCCTGCTTAAGACCGGAATTTTCACGAGCTATCCGTATACGTTGCCGTAGCGAAAGATGAGGCACTGATCCTTTCGACTCCATAGGAACATTCTAGTCAATCAGCTAGTGCAGAACAACCGCTAGCAGCTATTTTACTCAGATATTAGCTTTAGAACTCATTTTGACTTGACCTTTGGTAGTTGTATGGCTAGAATTTGAGCATTATGACTACTTTAATAAGAACTGCCGAAACAGCTTCGGCGTTGGGAAGAGTCAGAAGCATCCCGACACAGCCGAGAATGCTGTTCTAACCACTTTTCCACCACGAAATTTCCCTTAAGGAGCCCTTATTGCCCTAGCTAACTAAATAGTTGCTCTGCGCCCGAAGCAGATTAAAGGTATCGGGTGGGCCCTTGTGCTGGAGGGTGCCGTTGCGGGTTAGAGCCGTATCATCATCCGACCGCACACCCAGGGAGAGTCAAGGCAGGCCCGGTATCCCATGCGCTAAGCAGCACTGTAGGCATCATGGTGAACATGATGTTGGGTCCCGCGGACATGCCCGGCCCTGACACCAGGAGAGTAATACCCTTCGTGTGCAATGAGATGAACCTATTTAACCGACTGACCGACTGACGGAATGGCACCATTGTCCCTAGCTTCCAAAGAGCTAGGGCAAGCCCTGCCCTCTCTCCCTCCCTCTGGAATGGACATTCCGGCCCCACGCAAGGGAGGGCAGGGCACTACCGCAACCACCGCCTACAGATAAGGAAACTCCATCCAACAATCTAGAGATTCCAACCCATTTGAGTTACCGTAACCACAGCACTCTAACCACTGAGGACCTATCGGCTATGCACCTACCTTCACCACTCACCCCCAACCCCCGCCCGGCACGCCACCCAGCCCGGGCGGGGGCCTTTCCGTATTTATGCCCTTCCGCTATGGAACCCATGTTCGATTGTGCGCTCGAAATACCCCACCATTTTTCGCTCGAACGCCTATTCGCCCCAGGCGCCCAGAGCATCAGCCCTCCCCGTTTCTCCCGACTTTGGGCATGGCATGATCCCACGACAATCCCACGACACAAAGAACTAAAACAAACTACAACAAACTAAAACTTGTGACTTACCGCCTCAATAAAAACACCCGCCGACCAGGTAAAACACCAGCCGGCAGGTAGGGTGATTTCGTGCCTCCAGCAGGATTCGAACCCGCGACCAACCGGGTAGAAACCGGTAGCTCT